ATAAAAGGTACATCAGAAGGTGAAATATTATAAATTGTGTTTGCCAAGTCCTCACGACGACCTATTGCCGTATAGGTTTGGTATGTTCCTGTTAATGCTCCCATTGCTACTCCTTATTTTGAACGGATCATATTATAGAATACCCCGGCAGCATCTTCGACCCTGCCAGATTTTTTAAGTCTTTGTGATGCCTTTCCAGCTTTCATCCTACTAGGCTCCTCAGACTGTGATCCTGCTCTCATGTTTTTACGTTGGATAGGTTTAAGACCTTTTCGTTTCTCTTGAAGTTTGTCATAAAGCATTGCCTTCCTCATTGTGGCAACTGCTCTGGCATCATAGGCATTATTCAACTCTTCTTCAGTGAATCCACCTTTGGTGCTTGCCCACTCCAAGACCAACTTTTTTTCCATATCGGCCTTCTTAGGGTCATCCCATTCAGGGACGAGTGATTTTAATGTTTCACGTTGACCCGATAAATACTCATCGTGTTGTTTCTGCATCTCGGCTGACTCTTGTGACCTCAACTGCTGTAGTTGTTGTTCACGTAGTTGGTCTTCCATCTGTGCTTCTCTAAGAGCATCCCTTTCCAAAAAAAACTGCATTGGATCAGTGTCTTTCAGGTTATCCCAGTATGCTTGATCATGCTGTACTGGCTGAGATTGAGCTTGGGCAGCTTCAAGGATGGAGATTGCTTGTTCCCTCATTTGTCTTGATTCTGCTTTTTCCTGTTCAAATGCCTTGCGGTCTTCTGCTAGACCTTGACTTTTCTTAGTATAATTCTCACCTTTTGAAAAATTATCTTGTAATTCCCTTAAAGTGACTGATTTGATTTCCCCGTCAGACTTTACATCGTAAAGTTGTTCTTCAGGTTCTTCCTCGTCTTCCTCATACTCTTCTTCTTGCTCAAACTCTGAGTCTGGTTCTTCTTCAGACTCTTCTGACATCAACTGGTTATCTTCTTCAGGTAATTCCTCACCGTTCTCTAAGGCCAGTTCGTTGCCCCATATTTTTGCTGCTTCGTCGAGATCGGCACTTACATGGGTGCTAATCCCGTCTACTACTTCTTCAGCCATTTTTTCTTTCTATGGTCAGGTCTATTCAACTAAGGTTGATTACCCACCAATTAGTTATTCTTTTTGGGCAATCTTGCCCCCCATAATCATGGACTCCAACTCAAGTTTAAAATCAGACAGGGCACGGATAGACAAATATAATGTCTCCCTTTTCTGAACATCATTAAAACCTGAAGAGACCCATGCGTTGTTGTAAGATGCTTCCATTTTTTCAAATACTTCCTGAATCAATGGATCATTGAACAGCTTCTCGGCTGCATTCCCTTTATCAATTCTTTTTTCTTTCGGTGTACGTGCCATTTAGTTTGGTATTGGTGGTGCTGGCACTCCCATCTGCTCAGGGTTCATATCCTGTGCTGGCATCGGGGGTGCTTGTTGAGCTTGTTGTTGAAGCTGTTGTTGTTGCAACATCTGCTGTGCTTCCAGTTTAATCTGTTCCCTATCACGTTCCATCCTGCCTCTTATCTCAGTCTGGTCGATAGTTGTCTGGTACTTATTCTCCATCTCCTTGACTTTTATCTCTAACTCAGACTCCATTTTGTCTCGTGCCAGATCATCTTCACGAACCATCTTTTCACGGTCTAACGATAACCGTGATTGGTCAATTTCCATATCCTGCCTAACCTTATCTGCCTGTGCCTTGGCAAATATCTCATCTGGGGTCGGTTCAGGTGGCTGAGGTGGTGGTGGCTCGTAAGTTGCTGGATCAGTCCAGAAACTCTGTGTGTCCTTATAACCTGATAATTCAGTCATCTTAGTCAGGGTGTTGTGATACTGCTCATTTGTCACCAAAGGATTCTCTATACCCTGCTCGTTTAATATCGTTGCCTGTTTCAATGCTATTGCTTCAAGCATCTGCATACGTTCTTCTGTAGTGCCGAGACCCAACGCAACATTGACACTAACATCCATGTCAGAATCCCATGCTCTTGGATCAATCGGCACCCACTGGTTCCTCAGACGAACCATTCTTGCTTTCTCCTGATGTTTGTTCAGGAGTTTCAATATCTTCTTAAACAGGGGTTTCATGCCATTTTCAGCAAAAACCCTACATAAAAGTTCTATCTGGGCCTGAGATGCCGAAACTGTTGCCGAAACTGCTGCTTTTGTGCTTGACTGTAAGGCATCTGGGTTTAAGCCCATACTGGCTTTACTCATGCCAGTTCTGTCTTCTTTTATCTGGTCGAGGTAATCCATCATCGGAAATGCCTCTTTACCAGAAAATTCCTTTACAAATTCTCCTACTACCCCGACACCCCGTGTTCGGACAACCTTACCAACCTTATTAGAAAGGATGTCATCTTCGTTTACCTGCCCCTCGACAAACCATGTATCTGGGTGGATCGACTTGGCAAGTGAATCAAGCATATTCCGCAGCACGGAACTCTTGATAAGCTGAATATCCATTGTCAAGTCTGCAACTGAGTGTCCGACCCATTTGTGTGGCTCAGGATGCCCATTAAACAAGACAAAAGGTATTGAATTTACAGGGGAATGGTGTAATAACTCGTGATGTGACCCTGCTGTACAGAAACGTCTTAATTCTGCTATGCCATCTCCGTCGTAGTCCACTCTGGCATAAGATTCGATATATAGAACCTTCCTGTTGGCATCTCCACCGGATGTGCCATCAGCAAAACTTCCTACAGCATGTCTTGAGAGATATTCGGTGTTTGTATCAAACTCATCTTCTCCACCTGCCAGTGCCAGCATCTCATCGAAATCGTACCCCATTTGGGTCAATTCAGAGACAGATAAGTAACGTCTATGGGCTACTATTGCTGATTCTTCTACTGATTTAGCCCGTCTGTCTATCAGGAACTCTTCTGGTGGGATTGCTTCAACAATTATCTGTCCTTGAGACTTAACCCTACGAATCACCACATCATGCAACTGAGGTGGTTGCACCTCTGGTGGCACTTGTGGTGAGACGTTTGGAGAGACCTGTTGTTGCTCCTGTGCTTGTGCCAGCACCTCTGGTGGAGGTGGCACGAAATTCGGATCGGGGTAACTTTCTACAGATGATGCTTCTATATCAGGATCAGCTATTATTGCTTCCAGCCCCATATCGTCGAGCATCGTAAATTCTTCATGCTCAACCTCTTCTTTTCTCTCCCAATCTACCTTTACTATCCCTACACGTTTGATCAGTGCATCTTTAAAAACATTGTAAAACACTGAAAATGCAGGGTTATCCTGCCCCAAGACAACTTGATTGACGTAATCTGAGGCTTGCTCACTATTTGGCACGTCAGATGCTTCACGGGGCACAAACTCAACTACCTTCTCACTTCCGAAGAATGTCCTCATTATCTGAGGCATCATCAGTGAAATAGTGTCTCTTACGTCATAAGAAACGACTTGGGAACGTCCATCTTCCTCATTACCGAAGGGTTTTCCCTGATAATAGTCACTGGCCTTAACTCTGTCCGGTGCTTCCGTTAAATCTATGTAATCTTGGGCCTCTTCGATCAGGGAAGCAATAATTCCTTCAAGTTCCTGCTCCTCCATTGGCTCAGCACCAGAGAGACGTATTTGCTCGTCCTCTAGCTCATACGACTCAGATAAAAGTTCTGCTTCTGACTTCATAAATATTCAAATAAGTTAACATAATATGGAGTTTGGGCACAAACTATTGGGTAAATGACAGATAGTCAAGCGTTTTTCTACACAATACCAATCATGGGCCTCTCAAGGGGCTTATTCCACTTGGTAGAGTTCCCCGACATGCTGGCATAACTGGCAAAAGTCAATACGAAAGCATCTGCACGGTCTGGAGACGAACCACGATCTAAATTCCTCCGTGTTTTCTCTTTTGACTCGACTTTTAGCTTATCTGAGTTGTAATCCTGCTGGACTGTCACCAATTCCTCGATTAACTTCTCATCATTCGGTATTACACAATCCCGTCTCTCAAACCACTCCCTGCACTTCCACCAAAGTTCACTTCTCAGGTTAAAATACTCACTACCAATACTCGGAGACTCCGAAACATTGATTCCACGAACATCAACACCTTTCTCCATTAAACGATCCACAACACCAGCACCTAAACCAATCGAATCTACCAAAACCTCCCCAATCTCGTAGCCTGAAGACGTTAAATTCTTCATCTCAGACTGAATCCAACCCACAACCTGCATCGTGTCTAGTTTTTTGCGTATTAAAACCTCCCTGCCAAGGATATGGTTGCCCTGACGTATGCAAATGGCACTGGCATCCTTCCCCCTACGTGCCACATCAACACCCAGAACCACTGCTCCACCCGTAGGCTTCACATCCCTGTCAATGGCACCCTCAATCATCTCCCTCGGAATGATCGTGTCATCATCAGAAATGGGGAAATCCCCCAAAACACGAACCCTGTAAGCATTACTCGATTCACTATATCTTAGCCTCATATCTCTAATATAATCATCAGAAACACGGGGGGAATCTATACACGATACCTTCAGGGTCTTCCAATACCCTGCCAGCTTCGTATGTGTGTTATAAAATGTGCCTGTGCTTCTCACAGGATTCCCAAGAAGGATGGTCGTCGCTGAATGTGAACTCATCGACCCCGATGCTGCCTCAAAAACACCCTCTGGAACACCCGATGCCTCATCTGCAATCAAAATTACATGATCACTGTGAACACCAGCCAATGCCTCTGGAGTTTCTGCACGACTCACGGAAAACGAGATAAAACTTTCGGCAGGGGCTGCCTTCAAACGGATGGTCTCAACTAATACCTCAATCTGATCCTTCAAAACATCTGGCAACTCATTTACCCACCTCTTGCACTCTGCTGCCAAAGCATTCTGAAGCTGATTTACCGTTGGAGCAGTAACAACCGTCTTCTGGGGATAACGAGTCAGCAAATGCCATATCATAACCCAAGATGCACACGAAGACTTACCGACTCCGTGCCCAGAACGTACTGATATTCTACGTTCTTTTTCTCCAACCCACCTCAATACCTGCTCCTGCCAAGGGTCGGGGTTGATCTTCAAGACTTCCTTGACAAATAAAACAGGATCATCCCCGTACTTGTCAAAAAACTGCTTGATTATCTCTTCAAATCCCATTTTCTAGCCTGATAATGAAGTTCCTTTAAACGAGCCAAATGCCCCTTGATCTTCAATACTCTATCCATATCATCTAGGGTGATACCCCTGATCCTCCTGATATTCTCCTGATCATCAATATCCTCAGAAAACTTCTTCTCACTCATCCTCACCCTCCGTTACCATCTTAACCTCACTCTTGACCTCAATGGTCTTCATCCTCTGATCCTGACTCTCCATCAACATCTTAAGTTGCTCAATATAAACCTTCGTCATGTCCGTAGTCTTAACATTAACCTCCTGCCTCTCTCCAAACATACGAGGGTAATACTTGGTTGCCAACCACTTCCTTGCATCTATCGAAACACGAGCCACATCACTCTCAACCTCTCCACCCTCTAAACGATCTATCATACCCTCAATACTCTGGGCATGATAAACAGCACGGCCCTGATGAGCCTCTATAAACCTCTCATGCAACTCACCACGCCTCAAACGATCCCTCAAAACCTGATCCGTCATGCCATGATCAACTGCAAAACCATGCAACGTCTCCCCACTCTCTATACGACTGAAAAAATCATCCCAGAACTCAACATCATCCTTCTGGGGAACAGGTACTTTGCCCACAAAACTAGCCTCCTTTACCTTCTCTGCAACCTGATCCTTACCAGACTTCTTCATCTCAGCATACTCCAACTTATTCCGTATACTCTTCTCCCTCTTAGTCTCCTTCTTTGCCATAAACTCCCCTAAATCATTGATTCCACATCCGTTCTAATATAAAAATTTCTGACAGGGAAAGAAAAAAATTTCGGGGGATGTCCTTTGTGGGGGGTTGGGGAGGTTCTGTATCAGCCCCCCTTCTCCGGGCCGAGGGGGGGTCAAAAATCCGCAAAGGCAGGCCCAGACTGGGCTGGCAGGCCATCGCATTATAAATGATCAGTAGTGCTGGCACCGTAAACGTAGCAATAGCAAGGCCTCACGGCTAGTTATGGCCCCGTATCTTGTCTTGCTATCTTGTTTTGCCGTGCTGGCACGTGCGGGCGAGGCTCAAGCTGGCACGTGTCGGCTGGTTATCTTTCCCTTTTCCCTTTTCCCGTTTCAAATGCCAGCACACCGTGCTAGAAAAATAGCCTAGCATTTTTGTCCACTCGTTTAGTATTTAAAGAGTAGCTATATTTAATACGTAGTATTATATATCTACTCTATTAAATACTTATAGTTTGGCCTCGTTTTTTGCTGGCTGGATTTTTCTTTTTCAAGTCTTGGTTTTTTGCACGTCTAATATAATGAGGGCAAAATATAGGT